GCCTCGTGAACCCCACCTACCCCCACCCCCCACAGTGGGACTTGACAGTACTGCGTTGCGCATACACACTATTCCACTCAAACGAAGAACTCATTTCGAGAACTATGGAAACGTCAAGAAAACCAAACCGTCGATCTTGGTTCTTTGTTGCGTTGCAGCAATATTATGCAGGCAACTCTTTTACCGCTGGCAGGTTGGTGCATGCTTTTACTATATAAAAACCCACAAATAGCACGTAAGTTAGTAAGCGCTCACATCACGGAGAAGCAAGCAAAATGACCCCCTTCAAAAAACCTGAACCCCGCCCCTTCAACTCCATCCTTCACCGCGCTTTGTGGCACTACTACAACCGTACCTCGCGCATAGCCAAACTTCTTCTTGACGACTATGCAAAAAATTTCAACGCAGGCTGATAGTAAAGACCCTACTCAGAGTGGGGTTAAAGAGGAATGGGAACTTAAATCCCACGCACTACAGTATTTCTACTATAACTTTCTGTCAGTAGCACGCGTGACACTTTTTACGGTGGTAGCGATGCGAAAAAGAATCTCTTGACAACCCCACCCAACCAGCGCAAAATTAAAATCGTTGGGGACGGGTGAAGGCTAGCACCGTGTACTTTCGCCGCCAAGCAAGAACCCGGATTGCACCCGTCCCCGGCGCTTCCCGCCCTTAACGGGCGCATACTAAAAAACAAAGACCCTACTGTTGACTCGGACAAACACATCGAGTACAGTATTTCTCAGCGGCACTTTCGCCGTGTTCAACCCCAAACTCTACGGAGCTATAAATGACTTTTGCAATTCAATCTGGTGTTCCCATCCCCTCCAAGCGCACTGTCGGTCGCCAAGGTGGTTCCAAGTACCCGTTTGCGCAGATGGATATTGGTGACATGTTCTGGGTCACTCACGGCGTCAAGCCCGCCACTATGCGCAGCGCTGTCGGCGCATACAACAAGCGCTACCCGGAGCATGGCAAGTTTGCCGTCCGTCAAACCGCTGATGGCCTGGGTGTGTGGCGCATCGAGTAACACAAGCACGACCCACTAAAAAAAGGGGCGCGGCACCTCTGGTGTCTCTGAAGCACAAAAAAAGGGGCGCGGTTAACTCACGCGCCCCGAAGTCACATCTGGACTCCAGATGTGACACCCCAAAAATAAGGTGATACTTGGTAGCATACCCGATCACGCCAGAGTGATACAGTCTAGCATGCTTGCCCACCTTTTGACCCTTGAACCCGAGCCGCTGCTTTCAGCGGCTTCGTCGTTTGTGGACGAAGAAAAAGTCCAAGCGCCTCAACTCCTTGCCGCCAAGGTGAACACGGAACAGTGGCTGCGTGAGATGGGGGCGGAAGAGCCAGCAGCGCTCGATCCTGCGTACGAAGCGGCGTTGGCGGTACACGCCTTCGGGAACCTGACCGGCGCTATTCCTGCAGCGTCTCCAGAAGAAGCAAAAAAGAACATCATGGCGTTGAAGACGCCCGAGGCTGTGCAGAAAGTCGTCGGCATGCTGTCCCAATACGAGTGGGAATTCGTAGAAAAGGCCAAGGAGATACGCAGTTTCATCGTTACTAAACTCCTTGAAGAAGCCGAGAATAAGAAACCGGAAGTGCGCTTGAAGGCGTTAAAACTGTTGGGCGACGTGACAGAAGTTGCGCTATTTACACAGCGTACTGAAGTGGTTACGCGCGACATGAGTGACGAGCAGATCGAAGCGGAAATTCATAAGCGCCTTGAGAAACTGACATTCAACCCAGATACACCGCTCGTTGAGCGGATCGACTCAGAAGTGGACGACGTATAGGAGCCCCGATGAGCGCAAGTAAAGCATACCGTCGCTTGGAGCCATATAACACCGAGCACGTGCATGTCATACCTCTATATGACTTGAAAGAACACATACCATACCCCGAGTGCTGGTGTCATCCTACGGCAGACGACGAGGAATACCCCGAGATTCTCATGCACCACGCTGCTGATGGACGTGAAGCCTTTGAAGATGGGACGAGGGTGCCGTCATGAGTTGGAGAGCGTCGGCATTTATTACCTTTGCTACAGGTAACTGGCGCCAGTGGGATACTAAGGCGCGTGCTAGGGTCTTGATGGCTTACTACCAGTTGCAATGACAAATATAACCGCTATCCCACTCAACAATGCGCCTACAAAACAAGACGCGTTGGATGTAGTGGAGTCGTTGAAGCAAGCCATTGAAAGCGGGCAGTTGGTAGCGTTTGCTGCAGTTGGTATTGAGGAAAATGATAACACAAGCATATGGTGTTCTTCTACGCGCCCTGTATCACGCTTGAGGATGCTTGGCGCTATGCACCACATGCTGCACTCATACGAAAATGAGTGCTAAATGACTCCCCAGAAAATAGAAGCGCTACGTTTGGCGCTTCCTACCATGTCTATGCACGAGAAAGTGAAGGTACTTTCTCTCTTAGAAGAATGGGAGAGGCGAGAAGACGCAAAAAAAGCACGCAACTCTCTCCTGACATTCGTCAAGCGCATAAATCCGGCCTACAAGATAGGACCGCACCACAAGATTCTAGCGCACAAGCTCGAAGCGGCTGCTAGAGGGGACCTTGACAGGCTGGCAACAGCCATTGCGCCTCGATTCGGTAAGTCACTTCTCTTATCCCTGTACTTTCCAGCGTGGTTCATGGGTAATTTCCCTGAACAGAAATTGATTATTTCTTCGCATACAGCCGATTTGGCTGTGGATTTCGGTAAAAAAGTGCGGAATTTACTGGATACGAAGGAGTACAAAGAGATATTTCCCGGCGTTACCCTTGCATCCGACAGTAAATCGGCTGGTCGGTGGGATACAAATAAAGGAGGGACCTTTTTTGCGGTAGGCGTAGGGGGTGCGGTTGCGGGTCGAGGCGCTGATTTGCTTATCGTGGATGATCCGTTCTCCGAACAAGACATCCTAAATGGTAACTATGATGTTTTTGACAAAGTTTATGATTGGTACGCGTATGGTGCACGTACTCGCTTGATGCCGGGCGGTCGAGTCGTCGTTCTTCACACACGATGGGCTAAAAACGACCTGATTGGTCAGTTGTTGGACGAGTCTGCGAAGAATAAAGACGCTGATCAGTGGGAATACATCGAGTTTCCTGCGATTTTGAACGAGGGAACCGAGGTAGAAAAGTCTCTGTGGCCGGATCAGTGGTCGTTGGAGGCGCTACGGCGCACGAGAGCGTCGATGCCTACGTTCCAGTGGCAGGCGCAGTATCAGCAGTCGCCCACGAGCCAGCAAGGCGCACTGATTAAGAAGGAGTGGTGGCGTCGGTGGACTAAAGAAGACCCGCCAGAGTGTGAATACATAATCATGTCGCTGGATGCGGCGCAGGAAGTCAACAAACGCAGTGACTTTACGGCGTTGACGACGTGGGGTGTATTTTACCTCGATGCCGATGACGGTGCGCGTACAGCGGCTATTATTTTGTTGAATGCGATCAACAAGCGCATGGAGTTTCCGGCGTTGAAAGACCTCGCGCTCAAGGAGTACAAGGCGTGGCAACCCGACTGTTTCATCATCGAGAAAAAGTCTAACGGCGCCCCTCTGTCCCAGGAGTTGAGGCGCATGGGGATACCGATCCAAGACTACACGCCCTCGCGCGGAGCCCCGGGAAACTCAAACACTAAGTACGCCCGCGTGAATTCGGTTGCGGACATCGTGCGTTCTGGGCTAGTATGGGCGCCCGACTACAAGTGGGCTGAAGAAGTCATTGAGCAGTGTAATGACTTCCCATCGGGTAAAAATGACGATTTGTGTGACTCCACTGTAATGGCCTTGATGCGATTTCGTAGTGGTGGGTTTATTACGCTGCCTTCTGATGAGGAATTTGATACGCCGCGTTTTGTGCCTAAACGCAGTGCGGCGTATTACTAAGGAACAAACATGATTGAGAAATCCCTGCCGGCTAGCGGCGCCATCACAGACGGCGTGTATCAGAGCCAGATTACAGATATTACATCTCGTGCGGACCCCGAGATTGATATTGAAGTTGTGCTGCCTGATACTGAAGGCATGACTGTAGTTGAGCTTGAAACAGAGGTTATTGATTCTCACGACGCTAATTTGCTTGAGACCGTCTTTGCTGATGAGAAGGCGCGTAAGGAAATTCAAGCTAAGGCAACCGAGTGGGTTACGCTATATGAGCAGGATTTGCGCAGTCGTGAGCAGTGGGAGAAGACGTACCGTGAGGGGTTGAAGCTGCTTGGCCTGCAGATGGAAGAACGGACGGAGCCGTGGGAAGGCGCATGTGGCGTCATTCACCCCCTGCTGACTGAAGCGGTTGTCAGATTCCAGTCAGAAGCAATCACGGAAACGTTCCCGGCGCACGGTCCCGTCAAAACACAAGTCATCGGCAAGCAGACGACGGAACGCACAGCAGCGGCAGAACGCGTCAAGGATGACATGAACTGGCGCCTGACCGACGAGATGCCTGAGTACCGTGTCGAGCACGAGCGGCTGTTGTGGAGCCTGCCTATCGCTGGTTCTGCGTTCAAGAAGGTGTACCACGATGCTAGCCGTGGTAGGCAAGTGTCGATGTTTGTGCCGGCTGAAGACGTTGTGGTTAACTACGGTGCGTCTGATCTGCACGAGGCAGAAAGAATTACGCACGTGATGCGACGGTCTAAGAATTGGATCGAACGCATGATTGCCAATGGTGCGTATATTGACGATGAGATTGGCGATCCTGTTGTGGAGCAGGATGAGACGCAGCAAGAGAAAGACAAGGTGATTGGCGTTGATGGCGCCAATTCGGACCAACATACTATCTTGGAGATGCTGGTTGATCTGGAGATTGAGCCGACGGGAGAGGATGAAGACGAGCAGGAGTACGCGTGGCCTTACGTGGTGACTATCAACAAGTCCACGTCAAAAGTTATGTCTATCCGCCGTAACTGGCGCGCAGAAGACCCGAAGAAGATCAAGCTGCAGCACTTCGTCCACTACACCTACATTACGGGTTTTGGGTTCTACGGATTTGGGCTTGTGCACTTGGTGGGCGGGCATGCTAAGGCTGGCACATCTCTGCTGCGTCAGTTGGTGGACGCAGGTACGCTAGCTAACATTCCGGGTGGGTTTAAGACTCGTGGAATGCGTATTAAGAACGACGACTCTCCGATCAAGCCGGGAGAGTTTAAAGATGTTGATATTACGAGCGGTGCGCTCAAAGACAACATCATGACGTTGCCATATAAGGAACCAAGTGGCACTCTGTTTAATTTACTGCAAAGTATTGTTGAAGACGGTCGTAAAGCAGCAAATATTTCTGACGCTGCTTTTAGTGACGCTAATCAGAACGCGCCTGTTGGAACGACGCTGGCGCTGATTGAGCGGCAGTTGAAGACTCTTTCGGCTGTGCAGGCGCGCATCCATGCAGCGATGCGCATTGAGTTTAAGCTTGTAAAAGAGTTGGTCAAAGAGAATGGGGAACGGTCATACCCATACGACGCCGATCCAGACCGGATGACTAAGGACGCTGACTATGACATGGTGGAGATAATCCCCGTCAGTGATCCTAACGCGACAACGATGGGTGTGCGGATTGCACAGTACCAAGCTGCGTTCGACTTGTCTTCCAAGGCGCCGCAGTTGTACGACCAAGCGTTTTTGCATCGGGAGATGCTGCAGACGTTGGGCATCAAGAACGTTGCCAAGATCGTGCCGTTGCCTGATGAGCAAAAACCACGTGATCCAGTGAGCGAGAACATGGCTATTCTAATGAGCAAGCCTGTGAAAGCGTTCTTGCAGCAGGATCACACGTCACACATCATGGTCCACCAGTCGTTCATGAACGATCCGAAGATTGGCATGCTGTTGGGGCAGAATCCGAATGCGCAAGTGATGTTTAACGCCATGCAGGCGCACATTGCAGAACACGCAGCCTATCAGTACCGCGCTCAGATTCAGCAAATGATGGGGGTTGAGTTGCCTGACCCGAATCAGGAGATGGACCCGCAGGCCGAGTTTGTCTTGGCAGGTTTGCTGGCTCAAGCCGCACAAGCCACGCAGGCACAGAATCAGAACGAGCAGGCGCAGGCTCAAGCCCAACAACGTGCCCAAGACCCGCTGGTACAGATGCAGCAGGAAGAACTCAAGCTGAAGGATCGAGAAGTGGCAGTGAAGGAACGCGACCAGATGTTGAAGGAACAGATGGCCGTCCAAGAAGGGAAAATCAGTGCACAAGGAGCCCCGGGTAAAGCCGCTATTGAGCAGCAAGCGGCGATCACTGAACTGCAGGCTAAAACTGCAGCAGCGGCTAATGAGCAGCGTCGGGCCGAGGAAAAGCATCGGCTTCAGATGGGTCTGCAAGCACAGCAAGCCCAAGGGTCTGAAACACGCGCTGAACGACAGAATCATGTGCAGCTTGCGCTAGCAGCACAACGACAGAAACACCAGCAGTCGCTGGCAGAAAAACAGGCTAATAAAACCCCAAGTAAGGACAGCAAATGAGTCTTTTTCAAGGATTCAACAAAAGATACCAAGATGAGTTGAAAGAAGAAATTGAAGCATTGAGCACTTCAATTCTGTCCGGTAATTTGCCAGATTACACCGAATATAAACGGTTAGTTGGTAAAAGAGCAGCATTTTTGCAGGCTCTTCAACGACACCAAGAACTACTTACCCTAATGGAGCAAGCGAATGACTGAAGAAAGAGGAAAGCAGTTGCCAGAACCTGTTGGATATAAAATGCTGCTTATTTTGCCTGAAGCAGACAAAGAGTATGCGTCAGGTATTCTGAAAGCGGATCAGACA